CGTCGGCAGAAGCGCCGCCGCCGACAGTCCACCGGACTGTCGGATTTCGGTCTTCGAGCCCCGTCCTGCGTAAATAAAATACGAGCAGACGCATAAAGCATCTGCTCGTATTTTGGTGACCCGTACGGGACTCGAACACAGGTATAAATCGCTAAAACCATTGTAATTTCAACGCTTTCCAAACTCGGCGTGACACTTTTGTGACACTTTTTCACTTTCCGGCAAAGAAATCCGTGAAGACTTTTGCTTGATTGCTAATGTCGGACTCTGCAAGATGCGTATAGATTTTGTGCATCGTTGCGGGATTGCTCCAGCCGCCGATCTGCATTGCGATCCGCTCCGGGATCTGCAGGTGATAGGCAAGCGAAGCGAACGAGTGCCGTAGCCCGTGGACGCCGACCTTCGGAAGCCCGTTGACCTCGCAGACCCGGTTTATTCCTTCGTACAGATACGACGGATTGAAGCGGACAACTTTCCCTTCCTGCGGCTTTGCGTTCGACAGCGCGGCAAAAAGCGGCTCAATCATCGGCACGTCGCGGCGGCTTGAGGTGTTCTTGTTCTCCTGCTTCTGCGTGAGCTTCCAGTTTTCGTCATAGACCGCGGATCCGCGGATATGAATGACGCGATTGTGCAGATCGACGTTGCTCCAATCCAGACCGAGGATCTCCGAACGGCGCAGACTGGAGAGCGCAAGCAGCGCCGCAATTTCGATGTTCTTACCCTTTACGGCGGAGAGGAAGGTGTCGATCTGCTTCGGATCCAGGAAGGGACGCTCCGCCTTGATGACCTGCCCGATGTTGACGGCGACGCGCGCGCCGGTCTGCTCGAACAGGACAGCATTGACAAACCCGAAGGAGTTCTTGAGTGTCTTCGACGCAATGCGCTTCTTCTCTTCGTTCACGGCGCGCTGACATACCTGCTGCGTGATCGCCGAAATCTGCATATTCCAGAGCGGCAGAAACCGGGTGCGGATGATCTGACGGTATCCGCAAATCGTTGATGGCGACAGTACCGCCGAGCGGTTTTCAATGTAGATCTCTGCGGCCTCACGCAGCGTGAGCCGGTTGTTCAATCCGGCTGCACTTTTTGCGCGGCTCTTGATCGCCATAGCTTCACGTTCAGCCGCAGATCGCGTCTCTCGCGTGATTCTGTACTCCCGACCTTCGACTTTGACTCTGACCGTCCAATTTCCGGACGGCAGTTTCTTTGCTTTCGGTGTTTTCATAGCGCCTCCGCTTGACATCTCGGACGCAATCTGCTACCATAAAAGGGTAGACTACGCCCTTGTGTTGTGAGTGTGTTTTCTACATCTGCCCGCTTCCGACTGGACCTCGGAGGCGGGTTTTTTATTTATTCTTCTCCAATATGGAAAAAGTCAAGGGTTATCTCACCGTCTGTAATTGAAAGATACGGGAAGCCTTTTGAGCTTGACAGTATTGTTTTCAGTGAGTAATTCCCATATAGAGTTGACATCAAGTCTCGCGCAGAATTGTGTAGCCCAAGGAATGATGCTGTCAAATCATCCCATAGCTTCATACTTTCCTGCGATCCATTGCTTGCGTCTGAATACAAGGATGTAAACTCATCATTTAAGATAATAACCGTAGCGGTGCCATCCTCGACTGTTACAAGCGTCTGGTATGCGGTATTAGAAAAAACATTTGTCAGAAGCGTTTTCAGTTGCTCCGGATTATCGATGAGAGGTGCAGCAGTCGTTTCGATAGTTGTTTCTTCTTCGGTATGCGCAACGGTTGTTTCGACCTGCTCAGTGATTATTTCTTCTGACGTTGAAGGAATGTCTGTTGCTTCCGACGCTTTCGATGTTTCAGCAGCAGCACAAGCAGAAAGTGCAAGTAAGAGCGAGATGGATAAAAGAATTGCAAAAAACTTTTTCATTAGGTTTTCCCCCTAAAAAAATAATTCAGTAGCGAGATTGCCGTGTGTGTAATAGCACACGGCTTTTTTTATAAGGTCTTCAGTTACGCCGAACAGATCGGCGAGCTGCCACAGCTCCGTGTATCCGGCTGCGACGGCTTTGTCCAGATCGGCGGCGGAGATCAGGCGGCGAATCGCCCACTTGTCTGCGCGGTTTTCGTGACGCTGCCGACAGTCTACGGCGGTATACCTGCTATAAAACGATCCGGTCACGCAATGGCCGAGCTCGTGCGCGAGGCGGGTGCGTTCGTCCGCTTCGGTTTGGATCTGCGTCCGGTCGATGCCGATATAACACAGATCACCGTCTTCGATTGACATGGATGCGTTATGCGGCAGGGAGAAGTCCAGCACCTGGATCCCTTTCCGCTCTGCGCACCGATAGAGCGAGGTTAATGTCTTCAACGATTACCCCTTCTTCTGGCGCTCTTTGACGTAGGCGGCGAAGCGCTTCACCTCCTCGTACATCTCGTCGGTGATCTCACTGTCTCCGCCAAACAGAGCGAACTTAATATCCTCATCACTTACGCGCTCTCTGGATTTGCTTCCAGCGGGCGCTTCTTCTGTTTCTTCATCTCGGAGGATATCATCTGTCTGCACGCCGTAGAGAGAACACATCCTAACGAGAATTGTATTTTCAATATTATTCAATCCACGCTCATAGTTGCTTATTGCTTGATAAGTTAATCCAAGAGCATCGGCTACCTGTGCTTGCGTCATATGCGCGTTTTGCCTTGCGCGCTTAATCCTCATTGCAATAGAGCGCCGTTTGAGATCGTTGATTGTCATGTTATCGCCTCCTTTTTGATTATATAGCATCTATTGAGCGCGTGTCAATAAATTATTTATTTTTTCAAAAATAATGCTTGACATTCAACAAAATATTGATTATACTACACACATACTCAATGATTTGTTGAGAGCTCAATGAAAGGAGGCGGTCAAATGCAGGTGAAATGCAGAGGAAACGACATCAATGATAGGCTTCGTGTTTTTCTGGAGGAGAATGATAAAAAGTCTGCACCGATTGCAACAAAAGCAAATATCAGACAGGATACTTTTTCCAGAATTGTGAATTCGAAAAGGCCGATATTTGCTGATGAAATTGTTCCTATCTGTGATGCGGCAGGTTGCTCTGTAGATTATCTTCTCGGAGTAAGTAAAGGATAACAATTATGTAGTCCAATAAACCGGACTTGCGGAAGGTGATTGCATTGGAAATTGGAAGAAAAATCAACAACTACCTTAAATCAAACGGAATTTCTCAATCGTTCCTAAGTAGCAAAATCAGGATGAACCCGTCAAAGCTGAACCTCTCTTTGAACGGCAAGCGAAAACTTAGCCTTGATGAGTACGCGACCATCTGCTGGGCGCTCGGCGTTGGGGTAGATGTGTTTCTTGAACCCAGAGCACCCGGCGAGCAGAAAGAAACGTAAAGACCGCCCTGCGCGGTGTACACAGGGCGGCGGCGACTTACTTACTCCCAAGCATTCTACTCCAAGCAGACCCTTTTTCAAGGCAATACATCCACTTGGCGGAAGATGAAAAACAGGAAATTGATGTAACAACATATCCTTCTTTCAACAGCTTGGAAGTTTCCGCTGGTGAAGTGGTGAAGATGATGTTCTTCACAGCAACCCCTCCTTTCAGAATGGCTTTGGGTTTGCGCCAACTCCCATTCTATCTGAAAGGATTTAGAAAAACAATATTAAATAATTAGATTTTCTTCAAAATACTACTTTTCAAGGAGGCGAGTACACTGATATCCAACTCCGCTTTGATTGTAATGGCTGCCCTAAATGTTGTCTTTTCGTTGGCGAATCTAATCTGTTGCATCCTACGCTGCCTTAAGGAATGAGAATACAAGAGTTGCTATCGCGACAAGAAGCGACGCAGATGCGATTGCCGTACTGATGATATTCCATCGTTTTGCGGTTTTATGAATCTTTTCGTCAGATTTCTTTCGCTCTTCGATTTCTGTTTCCAGCACGCGATAGAAGGATAAGAAATGCGCATCGAACTCATCGAGATCACCTTGCAATAATTCGAGACGCATTCTCTCAGACATTGGAACCATATCCGGATCAACGTAATTGACGGAGTGATTCATCCTCGGTCACCTCCTTTCACCTGCGATTGTAGCACTTTGAATGTGAGGTGGCAAGAACATCCACAGCATACCAAACAAAATGTCCGATAAATCGGACAGAAAGGAGGAAAAAGGAATGCCGCGACTGAAACCTACACCGGCAGAACGCGCAGCGGCAGAAGCGGAACTGCGCAAGCGGTCGCTGCTCGGAACTCTCAATAAGTACCGGATGATTTGCGGCTTCAACTCGTGGAAGCTCGCGGCATCCGTGATCGGTATGAGCCCTGCGACCATCTTCCGGAGAATCAGGGAGCCGGAATCATTCACAATCGCGGAGCTGCACCGCATCGTCCGCGCCCTTCGCATCCCAAAGGACGAAATCTCAGACATCATTTTTTCATAGGAGGATAAGAAAATGAACAACAACGCACAGATCATCCCTGTCGCACTGCGACGCAACCATCTCTACGTGGACGAGCCGGCGGAATTCTCGCGGATCAATCAACACTCCGAACAGAATAGGCAGCGCGAAACCGAGCGCATTGAGAGCGATCTCCGCGAGCGCAACCGTAAGCGCAGAGAGGCACGGAATGAACATCGTCGCCTTATGCACAACTGCTACCTGATGCTCCTCGGAGCTGGCGCAACCTTATGTGCGATCTCCGCCGTGCTCGCATGGCGCGCGTCCTATCCGGCGCTTGCGATTTTCCCCGCAGTCCTTGCGGTCGTGTCGCTCTGGGCCGGGACGTCGACGAAGAGAGGAGATACATAATGGCGCTTTTCAAACGCTGCCCGTACTGCGGCTGTAATCTCGATCCGGGCGAAACCTGTGACTGTAAAAAAGAAGCCGTTCCCGCGGCAACGGGAACGACTTGCAAAGCGGATGTAGAGTTGGACCTCATATCCGCTCCTATTATAACGCATTCACCCGAAATAGTCAAGGGTGAGAAAGGAGCATAAGTAATGAAAGAAATCAAAATCACGCGGCTGACGCTGGAGAATTTCAAATGCCACGAGGCGCTGACGCTGGATCTTATGGGAGAATCCGTCAGCATCCACGGCGACAACGCGACCGGCAAAACGTCCGTCTATGACGCGCTGACCTGGCTGCTGTTTGGCAAGGACAGCAGCGGCGCAGGTGAAAAAAATATTGATATCAAGCCCCTCACGTCGACCGGCGAGATCAAAGACCACGCGGCGATCACCGCCGTCGAAGCGATCCTCGAGATCGACGGAACGCCGATGACGCTGAAGCGCACCCTGCGCGAGATCTGGAGCACGAAGCGCGGCTCCTCAGCGGCTACATACGACGGCAACACCAGTGACTATTTCGTCGACGGCGTGCCTTGCAAGAAATACGAGTATGAGCGCAGGATCGGCGAGGTCATCAGCGAAGATACCTTCCGGCTGCTGACCGGGGTGTCATTCTTCGCCTCCGAGATGGACTGGAAGGATCGCCGCAGGACGTTATTCAATATTGCCGGCGCTCTGACCGACAAGGACATTATGGCGACCGATGCGCGGTTCGACGAACTCTCTGCTCTGTGCGGCACGCTGACCGTGGACGATCTCAAGAAAAAGACCGTTTCCGAGCGCAAAGGACTGCTCGGTGTACGCGACGAAACGCCTGCGAAACTGTCCGCGCTGATGGACGTGCAGCGTGAACTGTCCGGCAACGACTTTGCGGCTGCCCGCTCCGAACTGCAGCGGCTGACCGCAGAAAAGGAAGGCATTATGCGCCGCATTGCGGAACTGCAGCAGAACTCCGCGGCGACGGCAAAAGAGAGCGAGATTGCCGGTCTGCGCCTGGAGCAGAAAGATCTGGACGCCGAAAATGCGGCGTTCCGCGCCGAGCAGAAGGCGAAGCAGCCGGACACCAGCGGTATTCAGTTGGAAATCAGCCGCTTGCAGAGTGAAAAGGCGGAGTGCGAACGGGAGATCAAGTCGCTGCAATCCCGCATTTCCGTTTTCGAGAAAGACATTGCGGACGTCAGGTCGCGCTGGATCGCTGTCAACGATGAAACCTTCGCCGGTGGCAAGTGTCCGACCTGTGGACAGAGCCTGCCGATGGAGCAGCTCAAGCGTGCGACGGACGATTTTGACCGCCGCAAGCGCGAACGCCTCGCCGAGATCGAGCGAACCGCGGACGGTCTGAAACAGCAGAAAGCCGACGCAGAGGGCAGGATTTCCGCCCTGCGCGAGAAAATCGAGCAGGCGGACACTACGCTCGCCAACCTCGAAAAGGCAGCGGCAGAGGCGAAGGAAGCGGCCACAGAGCCGAACGATCTGCCGGACTACGCCGAGCGCTCCGAGAAGATCGCTGCAGAGATCGCCCGGCTGACTGCCGAAAAGGAACGAATCCTCGCGGACGGCGCTTCCGTTGCAGACGAACTCCGCAGGCGGTTGACCGACATCAACGCGCAGATCTCTGCGCAGAACGCGATCCTCGGCAAGGAAGAAACCCTCGCGTCTGTCAATGAGCGAATCCGTATTCAGCGGGAGAATGCAGAACAAGCCGCCGCGCAGTTGGAGAAACTGGACAAGACGCTGTGGCTGATCGAGGATTTCATCCGCTACAAGACCGGCTTTGTCGAGGACAGCATCAATTCGATGTTCCGCCTTGCCAAGTTCCGGCTGTTCCGCGAGCAGGCGAACGGCGGCGTCGAAGAACGCTGCGACGTGACCTTTGACGGCATTCCGTATGCGAGCCTGAACAGCGGCGCTCGGATCAACGTCGGGATCGACATCATCAACACGTTCTCGCGGCATTACGGCGTCAGCGTTCCGCTGTTTATCGACAACGCGGAATCCGTCACCAGACTGGAAGAAACCGACACGCAGGTCATTCGGCTTGTGGTCGACGAAACCTGCAAGGAATTGAGGTGCAATTATGAGAATTAAGGACAGAGCGCGGCCGAAGGTGCCGCCGGTAGAGCCGGGCGTATATTATGCGATCTGCGTCGGCGTGATCGACCTCGGCGAGCAGTATTCCGAGAAATTCAAATCTTACTCCAACAAACTCCGCATCGTTTGGGAACTGGTCGGCGAAACGGTCGAGATCGACGGCGAGCAGAAGCCGCGGCAGCTCTCCAAAGAGTTCACTTTCTCCAGCAACAAAAAGAGCAATCTCCGCGCATTCCTGACCAGTTGGAACGGCAGAACGTACAACGATGAGGAATTCGCCGATCTTGAACTGTTCGACCAGATCGGAAAAGCGTGTCAGCTGCAGGTCGTGCTGAATGACACCGGCGAATATGCCAATATCGACAGCATTATGGCGATCCCGAAGGGCGTCACCGTGCCCACGACCGACACGACGCCTATCATCTGGGATATGGATAACTGGGACGATGATCTGTTCGCGGCGCTCCCGGAATGGACGCAGGAGCAGATCAAGAAGTCCACGCAGTACCAGAAGGCGCACGCTCCGACGGATGAGCTGGAGATCAAGCCGGAAGAGCCTGCAGCAAAGGAGTGTCCGATATGACGTTCGAGGCGATCGCTTCCAGCAGCCACGGCAACGCCTATATCGTATCCGATGGAGAGACCCGCATTCTTCTCGAGTGCGGGATCTCCCACCGGAGATTGCAGCAGGCGGCGGGCTTCGGGCTTTCTGCTATGGATGCCTGCCTCGTTTCCCACGAACACAAGGATCACGCCTGCGCCGTCGCAGACGTCATCGCGGACGGGATCCCGGTCTATATGTCGGACGGCACCGCTGCGGCGCTCGATCTTGATACCGTGGAGATCATCGCCGACCGGGAGACCTTCACCGTCGGAACAATCGATGTTATGCCGTTTTCAACATTCCACGACGCGCAGGAGCCGATCGGCTTTCTGATGCGGAGTCGCGTGGACGGGGAATCTATCGCGTTTGCGACGGATACGGTCAACCTGCGCTATCAATTCCGGCACTTGACGATGCTTGCGATCGAGGCGAACTATGACCGCGCGATTCTGGACCGCTGCGAACGGATCCCGGACAAGGTGCGGCACCGCATCGTGAACAGTCATATGGAGATCGACACGCTCTGCGACTATCTGAAAACGCTGGATCTCTCGGAGTGTCGGCACATCTATCTGCTGCATCTGTCAGACGCGACAAGCCACGAGGGGCATTTTATCAACAAGGTCAGGCGCTGCGTCCCGGCGGACGTCGAGGTCAGCGCGTGCGCGAGGTGAACGGTATGGGAAAACCGGGAGTAATGATCTATTTCGGCGACGCGGAAGCGCTTGCACCGCTCAGCGACGCTGATCGCGGCAGAATGTTTCAAGCGATTGTTGATTATTCCAGAGACGGAGTGTCACCGGATTTCTCTGCGCCTCAGGATACCGGGCTTGCCGGATTATGGGTCGTGTTCAAAAAGGCGGTAGACGCTGATTCTGACAGGTATACAAAAGTCTCATTGCAGAAGAAGTACGCAAGGTATTGCGGAATACAGCGGGCAAATGGAGTTATCCCAATGGGATTCGACGATTGGCTTAAACATCAAGGAGTGTTAACGGATGTCAACGACCGTCAACGACCGTCAACGACCGACCAACGGGAGCCAACGGAAACGACCAATAACCAATTACCAATTACCAATAACCAATTTCCAAATACCAATTACCAAATTCCAAATAATCTCTCTAAGAAAGAAGAAAAAGAAGAAAGAAAAATCATGCAGCAGATGAAGGCGGAGTATGAGGCCGCCTTCGGCGGCGGTCCTTCCGATCTTGAAGAGTGGAATTATTTGATCCGTACATACGGAGCTGATGCAGCGCGGAGGGCAATGCAGGAGGCAAAAGAAAAGGGAATGACCCAGTATGCCGCATGGCTGTTCGTGACGACACGGATCAAGTTTCCGGATGATGAATAAGGAGCCAATATGAAACAGAAGAATACTATGCTCGCCCGGATGGAGGCGAAAATCGCCGCACGGGAGCACGCGAAGTATCAGGCGCAGCTTGACATCGCCCTGCAGATGGGCATGGACGCCGCGACGATCGCCGCCAACGACGTTCTCGGCATGGAGCAGGACAAGGCGGCAGACTTCCTGACCGCCTACATAGAAACCTACAACACGATCTGCAAGATGATCACGGAGGACAGCAAGGACGATCCGGATATCGTTTACTCGACCGCGAAGATCGACCAGCGCCTGCGTCAGATCGTCGGCGATGGGGTATTCAAGCCGTGGGAGGTACGGTATGGCGGGTAATAGAGCGCAGACGTCCATCCTGGACGAGATCATCGTTGATAACTTCGCCGGAGGCGGCGGGGCGTCAACGGGTATCGAACTGGCCACCGGGCGGGTGGTCGAGATCGCGATCAATCACGACCCCAACGCGATCCTGATGCACCGCACCAATCATCCATACACGCAGCACCTGCAGGCGTCCGTCTGGGACGTCGATCCGGTCGAGGTCTGCCGCGGGCGTCCGGTCGGTTTGGCGTGGTTCTCGCCGGACTGCAAGCACTTTTCCAAAGCGAAGGGCGCGGCGCTCGTGGATCGGAACATCCGCGGGCTTGCGTGGATCGTTCTGCGGTGGGCGGGAACGGTTCGCCCTCGCGTGATCATTCTGGAGAACGTCGAGGAGTTCCAGACCTGGGGACCGGTGCGGAAGGGCAAGCCGGTCAAAAAGAAAGCAGGGCAGACGTTCCGGAAGTGGATCGGGCAGCTTGAGGCGCTCGGCTATCGTGTTGAACATCGGGAACTGGTCGCGGCGGACTACGGAGCGCCGACCACGCGCAAGCGGTTCGTCCTGGTCGCCCGCTGTGACGGCAGGCCTATCGTCTGGCCGAAGCGAACGCACGCACCGGCGGACAGCGCGGAGGTCAAAAGCGGGAAACTGCTGCCGTGGAGATCTGCGGCGGAGATCATCGACTGGTCAATCCCGTGTCCGTCCATCTTCGAGAGCAAGCAGGAGATTTTCGAGAAATACGGCGTCAAGGCCGTTCGTCCTCTCGCAGACGCAACGGAGCGCAGAGCGATCCGCGGCGTGGACAAATTCACGATTAAGAGCGCAGAGCCGTTTATCGTGCCGACCGGGTACGGCGAGGCGGCGGGCCAACTGCCGCGCGTCCACGACATCAACAAGCCGCTTCCTACCGTGGTTAGTTCCACTAAGCACAACCTTTGCAAGCCGGTGTTGGCACCGATCACTTTTACAAACACTGGTTCCTCGGTAGGCGCCCCTGCAAATCAACCTATTGGAGTAGTCAGAAGCGCAGGCGGCATCGTTATGACCGCCGCCAACCTGATCCAGTACCACACAGAGCAGACGGAGGACGTCCGTGCCGGAGGCGTGGCAAAGCCCCTTCCGACAGTCGACGGCTCCAACCGGCACGCGCTCGTATCGGCGCAACTGACGGAGTATTACGGCAACGGCAGACCGCTTGAAGTTCGGACACCGATGCGTACCGCAACGAGCCACGACCGCGAGGCGCTGACGACGGCGGTGATGCAGCCGTTTCACGCAGGCGGCTACAACGGCAAAGGCAATCTGCCGACGGAGCCGGTCAATACGATCACGGCCTCCGGCGGTCAGAGTTTGGTCACCGCGTCGATTGCCGAGTTCAAGGGGCAGGACGTCGGGCAGGATCTGCACCGTCCTCTGCGGACGATTACGGCGAGCGCGGGAGAGTTCGCGGCGGTCTATACGCGGATCGTCAAGTACGCGCCCGGCGCCGACCTTGGCTGCTGGCCGCAGATCCGGGCGCTGCTCAACAAGCATTGCGGCTATCACCTTGCGGACGATGAGATCATCCTGCTGAACATCGGCGGCGTCTGGTATTTCATCAGCGACATCGGTCTGCGGATGCTGACGCCGAAGGAGCTGTACGCGGCTATGGGGTTCCCGCCTGACTACATTATCGACCGGGACTACACCGGAAAGCCGTACCCGAAGAGCGCGCAGGTCGCTCGGTGCGGAAACGCCGTCTGTCCTCCGATGGCAGAGGCGGTCGTCCGCGCCAACCTGCCGGAGTGGTGCGCGGGCGTGCAGATCACCACGATGCTGCAGTTGATGGATATGGTCGCGGTATGAGGAGGTGGAAACATTGAACTGGAAATATGAAGCAATCGACAAGCTCAAGGGCTACGAGACGCACAAGGCGGCGCTGGAGTCCATTCCGGAGGAGATCGCCCGGCTGGAATCCGCTGCCTGCTCGATCCGCTCGGCGACCGCTGACGGCACGGCAGTATCGGGCGGCGGAAATAAGCGCGAGGATATGCTCCTGTCGAACATCGTCCTGCGGGAAGAACTGGATCGTCAGCTCGAACAGGCGCGGGCGTGGGTGTCCGTCGTGGATCGTTCCCTCGCCGTCCTGGACGATGAGGAGCGCCGGATCCTCGATCTGATGTACATTCACCGCCGCTCCGGCAGCGTCGAGCAGCTATGCAGCGAGCTCAATATCGAGCAGGCGTCCGTCTATCGCCGCCGCGATGTTGCACTTTACAGGTTCACAATCGCATTATACGGGGTTACATAATGAAAGGATTATGTAACCTACCGCAAGTCTATTTCACAATATATTGTGTTCATTGACTTTCAAATTATACAACACTTGCTACTTGACAGCAAAAGACATAATAGATATAATACTTATGCGGAAGAATCTTTGACTTTTTGCTATATTTATGCTATTATAATGTTTCAGCTCAACATATAATAGTTTGTGAAGGAGGGATAGATATGCAAAATGCTCGTATGCTTGGTAATTATATTGAACAACTAGCAACCGAAAAGGGGTTATCTATTTCTGACCTAAGTCAAACTTTAGGATGCCCTGAGCATAAAGTGCAAGCGCTGTATAAAGGTCTTGCTTTTGCATCGTTTGATCAAATGTCAAAACTTGCCGCTCTATTAGGGGTTACTGTTAGCCAACTTCTTTCTGGCGATGCGGCGCATTACAACAAAACGGTTGTGTGCTGCATGAATGACTTTGATGATGTTAACCAAAGAGAGACAATCCTTGATTTGATTTACAACTATGTTGATATTGCCAATGCAGTAAGAATGAATTGATAGTATTTGTTAAAATCTATAAAGTCAAAAGGCATGGTTACACCGTGCCTTTTCTTTTAAGGAGCAAGATATGGATAAGATAACTATTTTACCGTATGATATTGAAATCATCATCAAAAGGTTTATAGATGAAAAGTTTAAAACAGAAAATTTGAGAGAAGAGTTTCCAAATCGTTTATTGCGTAATGATGTTCTAAAAATCCTTGATCGGTATTGTACACTTGTCTATTATCCATTAGAAGGTGAAGATCATAATAATGGTTTTCGACTCAAAGATATTCCGCTTGCTGACGGAACGCTTCAAGATTTTGTGTTTATTAACACCGCACAACGGATGGAAAAACAAGTGTTTACTGCTGCACACGAGTTGGGACACATTTGGAATGTGGATGAGTATGTTTTTTCCAATTTAAAACAATCTGTAGGCGTATATGAGGATACACCCGAGAACAGAGAGCAGATTGTCAACAGATTTGCTGCGGTGCTATTGATTCCTGAAAACGAGTTCAAAGCATCGGTTAATATTGGCTTACAAACATTGGGGGATGAAAAGAACAAGCTAATCACCTATACTGATTTACTTAAGTTGATTGTTATTCTTATGAATCAGTTTTACGCACCAATGAAATCCATAGCTTTAAGATTGGTGGAATTCGGTTTTTTTACTAGTGATGCTATTGAGAAAATTCTTGGGATGAAGGATATTCCTCGGAAAGCAATCGATGATTATGTGGATTCTCTAATCGTCCAATTTGGCTATGATGACCGGCTTAAGCCAACAAATAAAAGATGGATAGATGGATTATCTGATAAACTTGATTTTGCAGAAAAGAACAATCTTGTAACAAAAAGAAAAATAGAACTGATGAGAGAGAAATTTGGTTTGAAACCCATTTCAAATATGCCGGCTATGGATAGTACAATTCCTCTCGAATCATAGGAAGGCTTTTGGATAATATGCAGAATGAGACAAAGATAGCGGCTATTGATAATGATTTTGTTAACAAATTGGTTGAATGTAAATTGAATGATGAAACGCTGCTTCAGCGAATTAAGACAATTCTTTTTGAACTTAACTTGTCTACTGTCATGCATCCACTTGTCTATGAGAAAGAATTACTTATAAAGAAGAAGCGCGCAGCATTATTTTTTGAAAGGCAAATAATCCATAAGATGGAATTCTCGGAGATTCTTCAAGAGGACCCCGAGAGGATCAATTATTATATATATCTTGTGGGAGTGCTGTATGAAAAACTAACGGGAACAGTCCTTCCAGTTTTCGGAGAAGAAGTACTGACATACTGGGCGTATAGAGAAAATCTTGGAGAAATCCATTCAGTAACCATGTGTGTGGTATGTGGATATGGTGTGTTCCTATCTGATGATGGAGATTCAAAGATTCTTCGGGAGAAACTAAGAGATGACTCAATAGCTACAATCGATGTGTATGATCGTAAAGAGCTTGTTGAAAAACATCTACAGGAAGGCGAGACAATAATCCCACGAACGGAACGACGCCAGCTTGCACATTCGTTATAGTAAACGGATTGGCGAAAAGATGGGAAAAAAACGAGAAGACTTTTACGAAAACATGTGCTATACTGTAAAAAATGAAGTTTGCGAAGACCTCACCGGGGCGGCTCGGTGGGGTCTTTCCTTTGTGGGTGGTGACGATGGCTCTTAACGAGCGCCAAAGAAAATTTGTCGAGGAATATCTTGTGGATCTGAACGCTACGCAGGCGGCGCTTCGAGCCGGATACAGCCCGAAAACGGCGTATTCTATCGGGCAGCGCCTGTTGAAAAATGTTGAAATTGCCGAAGCGATCAAAAAGCGGACGGACGCACAGATTAAGCGCACGGATATTACGGCGGATTTCGTGCTGACGGAGCTGATGAAGATCGCGTCTGCGAATCTGACCGACTTCGTTACAGTCGGAAAACGAAACCGTGTATCGTTCATTCCGACGCAAGCTGTTCCTGCAGAGAAACTGGCGGCGCTGGCCTCCATCAAAAAGGGAAAGTCCGGGGAGCTGGAGATCAAGACGCATGACAAGCTCCGTGCGCTTGAAATGCTGATGAAGCATCTCGGCCTGTTCGATAAGTCGAACGGCGACGATGAAAACTCTCTTGCGGAATTCCTAAAAGCGACGAATCCCACACCCGAAGAAATTGAGGCGCTGTTTGCCGATGAGGAAGAATAAGGGATTTACGTTCAAGCCGTTCTCGCCGAAGCAGCGCCGGCTTATGTACTGGTGGCGAGAAGGCAGCCCTCACGCGGACTGCAATATGGTGATTGCCGACGGCGCTGTCCGTTCCGGAAAGACAATCGCTATGATTTGCGGCTTTTTTCTCTGGTCGTTTGACACCTTTGAGGGAGAAACCTTCATCCTCGCCGGAAAGACCATCGGCGCCCTGAAAAAGAACGTGATCGCACCTGCCCTCGCCATTCTCAAAGCGTGGGGGCGGAAATACCATTATGTCAGTTCCGGCGACGAGGCGCGGATCGAGGTCGGCGGCAACGTCTATTATCTCTACGATGCCCACAACGAGCGCAGTCAGGACAGACTGCAGGGCTTGACCGCCGCTGGCGCTCTGGCAGACGAAGTAGCGCTGTTCCCGCGTTCCTTTGTGGAGCAGATGATCGCCCGCTGCTCTGTGGACGGCGCCAAGCTGTGGCTGAACTGCAACCCGGAATCACCGGCGCATTTTGTCAAAGCAGAGCTGATCGACAAGGCGAGGCAGAAGAATATCTACGTTCTACACTTCCGGATGGAGGACAATCTGACGCTGTCGGAGAGGATCCGGACGTTCTTCCGAAACGCTTTTTCCGGCGTGTTCTATCGCCGCTTTATCCTGGGTGAATGGACGCTCACGGACGGCCTGGTCTATCAGGACTTTGCGAACGATCCGAACGAATACACGATCACGGAAATCCCACCGATCATGTACGCAACAATTGGCGTCGACTTCGGCGGCACCGGATCCGCGCACTCGTTCACGCTCACGGGGTTTACTCCGCGCTTTGAGAGCATCGTCATCCTGTCGGAGTATTATCACTCGAACAAGGACGGCAAGGCACTCAACCCCGTGCAGCTTCAAAATGCCTTTGTCGAATTTGTCAGAGAGGCGCGTCAAAAGTTCAAGGTCTACGAAGCGTTCTGCGACAGCGCAGAACAGACGCTGATTCAGGGACTGCAATCTGCTGTCGCGGCAGCCGGCATCACGATCGAGATCAAAAATGCGCGCAAGGGTCCGATCAATGACCGGATCGCGTTCTACAATTCGATGATCGCACAGAGACGCTTTTTTATACACAAGTCCTGCACGAACACGATCAAGGCAATGTGCGAGGCGGTCTACAACAGCAAGAATAAAACAGAGGACGAACGTCTTGACGACGGCTCGACCAATATTGACAGCCTGGACAGTATGGAGTATTCCACCGAATCTGTCCAGGCAAATATCATCTATCTCGGAATGAGGTGAAACCTTGAGAGCGATTACGCGGTATCTGCAGGATCGCGGCTACAGCTGCGTTCCCGATGAATACTACAGTCTGATTGAGCTGTGGAAAAAGTGGTACAAAGGGAAGGTCCCGTCCGTTCATTCGTACTCGCAGTACAACGGCAAGAAGAAGGTCCGCAGGATGCGTAAGAGCCTCGGCCTCGGCAAGACGATCCCGGAGGACTGGGCGAACCTTCTGCTCAACGAGAAGGTCAGTATCTCTTTGAAGAAAAAGACGCAGCAGACCAAGATCGAGGAGATCCTTCGCGAGAACGAGTTCGCCTACCGAGGCAATCAGCTTATCGAGCTGACCTTCGCGCTCGGCTCCGGCGCATTTGTGGAGTATATGGACGGCGAGAACGTCTGCATCGACTACATCCGTGCCGGAATGATCTATCCGCTGTCGTGGAACAACGGCAAAATCACCGAATGTGCATTTGCGTCCGAACGGATATCCGGCAAGAAGAAAACGGTCTATCTCAATATTCACAGGCGAGAGAACGGCAAATATGTGATCGAGAATCACCTCTTCGAGCGCAATGGCAGCGTACTGACCGAGACCGATCTACCGGAAGGTGTATTGCCGGCGGTCAAGACCGGATCGGCGATCCCACGGTTCCAGATTCTGACACCGAATATCGCCAACAACGTGGATCCGGACTGTCCGCTCGGCGTTTCCGTATTCGCAAACGCGCTGGATCAGTTCGAGGTTGCGGATATCGTTTTTGACAGCTATTCCAATGAATTCCAACTCGGAAAAAAGCGGATCACGGTGCCGCTCTCGCTGGCGCGTATCCAAATGGAAGAAGACGGCACCACAACGCCGGTCTTTGACGATGCCGACACGGAATTCTATGCGGTCCCGCAGGTCGACGGCGGCGAGAACAAGATCCAGGAACACAATATGACGCTGCGCTCCGAAGCGCACAACACGGGGGTGCAGGATATGCTGAATCTCATCTCGTGGAAATGCGGCTTTGGTATGCGGCGCTATAAGTTCCAGAACGGCGACGTGAAAACCGCGACGGAGGTCATCTCGAACAATTCCGACCTGTACCGAAATCTGCAGAAGCACGAGCTGCGCCTAACCGCCGCGCTGACCGGACTGATCGACGCGATCTGCGATATGTTGCACCTCGGCAAAGCGGAGCTGACGATCGATTACGACGATTCGATCATCGAGGACAGCGACAAGGAACGCGCCAACGACCGGCAAGACGTCCGCGACGGACTCTTCCAGGCGTACGAGTACCGGATGAAATGGCGCTGCGAGGACGAACAAACCGCGAAATCAAAGGTCGCTGTCAACGGCGGTCTGACGCTGGAGTGATAGCACATGCTCCGTCCTGAATACCTCGAAGGACTGCCGGATGAAATCCTCGAATTGTTCTCCGAAGCGGAGCAGGAGATCCTTACTGATATGGCGCGGCGGATCTCGACCTATGATTATTGGATTCCCGCCGCCGATCACCAGAATCAGGTGCTGCGCGAAGCCGGAATCATGCAGGAGGATATCCTATCAGTGCTGTCGGCAACGACGCGGAAATCGGAGGAAGAGCTTCGCGCAATGATGCAGAGCGCCGGAAGCATGGCGCTGCACAATGATGAGAGCGTCTATGCGGCGGGCGGCTTCCGCGTGCCGTCGATCAAAGACAGCCTGCCACTGCGGAACGTGCTGAACGCCGGGTATCAGGCTACTGCAACCGAAATGCGGAACCTGTGCAGAACGACGGCGCGGACGGCATCAAAGCAGTTCGAGGATGCGCTTGACCGTGCGTGGCTCAATGTATCAAGCGGCGCGTTCGATGCGGACGCGGCGATCCGGTCGGCGATCAAGGAACTCTCAGAAAAGGGGATCCAGTCGATTACATATCCGTCCGGCAAGACGGACAGCATCGAAACTGCCGTCCGCCGTGCTGTCGTGACCGGTGTGAACCAGACGGCAGGGCAACTGCAGAATGAGCTTGCCGATGAACTCGGCTGCGATCTCGTCGAGGTCACGGCACATTCTGACGCCCGTCCGGAACACGCACTATGGCAGGGCAGAATCTATTCCAGATCGGGAAAGCACCCGAACTATCCTCCATTCGTCGCGTCCACTGGCTACGGCACCGGCGAGGGGTTATGCGGCTGGAACTGCCGCCACTCGTTTGGACCGTATATCGAAGGATCGACGCCGATCTATTCGCAGGAGGAACTGGACAAACTCAACGAGCCGACGGTCGAGGTCGACGGCAAGAAAATGACCGAATACGAAGCGCGGCAGCGGATGCGCTACAACGAGCGGCAGATCCGCAGATGGAAGCGGGAAGAGGTCGCCTTGAACGCTGCCGGACTGGACAGCGGTGAAGCGTCGGCAAAGGTCAGAGAATGGCAGGCGCGGCAGAGAGACTTTATCAATCAGACCGGCTTCAAGAGGCGGTACGGATTGGAACAGATATCCGGGGCGAGCCCAAAGATACTTCCAGACAGCAAACCTGTCGCAAATATGCGGATAGGAAGAAGCGTTGGCGCAAAATCGAAAAACTACGAGATCATTGACATTGAGACCGGGGAAGTGTATAATTTCCTTGAAGGAAGCCGCTTGCAGGATTCAACAGTATTTGCTGGAAACGGAGTTAAAACGCCGTTGCGTCCAGAGGTCGCGTTTGGTTTGGCGGAAGAATTCGGAGGAAAACCTTCGGACTGGCAACATGCGAAAGCGACCGCTGATATTAACTACAACGGCGAAATCCGGCGTGCAGAAGTTCATTGGTTCCAAGCAAAAGGAATTGGAAAAGTGAAATTCAAGGTAAAGAGGTGGCTCGATGAAGATTAAATACACCGGGAAAACGATTCCGCTGGAATTAACACAAGGGAAAACCTATGATGTGATTTCTGTAGAAAAAGGATGGTATCGAATCAAAGACGATACAGGGGATGACTATTTGTTCCCACCGAGCAGTTTTGAAATAGTTGAAGATTAACCACCAATCCGAGCATAAACCGGAGCGGTGGTTTTCATTTCCGTTTTGGTTTTATAACATGCATATTTCCCATAAAAACGCACGTTATAACCAGAATGCGGTTAATTTGGAAATAAAAGACAAATAATCGAATACTGTTGACGAAACCACGATGCGTTTGCACCGTGGTTTTTTCATACCCATTTTTGAGAACAGGAGGAAACTATGGAATTTCTGAAAGAACTTTTCAACGGGCAGCCGCTTTCGTACGAGCAGCTCGAAGCCGCCGCAAAGGCGAAGGGCCTTCAAGTCGTGAATGCTGCGGGCGGCGCGTACGTCCCGAAGACGGACGTCGATCACCTGAACGGTCAGATCACCACACTCACGGGTCAGCTCGGCGAGGCGAACAAGAAGCTCGAGGGCTATGACCCGAACTGGAAGCAGACCTCGGAGGCAGCAAGCCAGAAGCTCCTGCAGGAGCGCTTCGATTTTGCGCTCGAGAAGGGGATCGAGGCGGCAAAGCCCAGAAACGCGAAGGCGGTCATCGCGCTGATCGACCGCGACAAATTGAAGTTCGCCGATGGAGAAATCATCGGTCTTGATAAGCAGCTGAAGGAACTCAAGGAGAATGAGGATACGGCATTCCTCTTTGCGGAACAGCAGCCGATCAAGACGGGGCTTTCCCATCAGAACGGACAGGAAGGCGCTCCTGATAAGAAAGACGCCGCAAATAATGCTCTCAGAGCAATTTTCAGAGGAGGAAACTAATCTATGCCTAATCAGAGTATTTCCCGCACGGATGCCGAGGCGATCATTCAGGAGCAGGTCATTCCGACCGTCTTGCAGGATGCGCCGAAGCAGTCCGTAGTAATGCAGCTTGGCCGCAAGCTGCCCAACATGACCAGCAATCAGACCCGTATCCGTGTGCTGGATCTCCTGCCGATGGCCTACTGGGTTCACGGCGACACCGGCTTCAAGAGAACCTCGAAGCAGGCGTGGGATAACGTCTTTATCGACGCTGAAGAACTGGCTGTCATCGTCCCGATCTCGGAAGCTGTTCTTGAAGATGCCGACTTTGACATTTTCGGTGAAGTAACGCCGAAGGTCATTGAGGCGATTTCTGCAGCGGTCGATGCTGCAATCCTGTTCGGCGTCAACAAGCCGGCGAACTGGCCTGCCGATATTGTGACCCGCGCCCGGCAGGCAGGCAACAACGTAGCAGTCGGCAGCAATCCGAACTACTACGACCTCATTATGGGCGAGAACGGCGTCATCGCGAAGGTCGAGGATTCCGGCCGTATGGTCACCGGCGTCCTGTCGGCAATGGGTATGCGTGCCAAGCTGCGCGGCATCAAGGACGACGCCGGTCATCCGATCTACGTCAGCGATATGAAGGGCGCGACCCCGTATGCGCTTGACGGCAGCCCGATGTTCTTCCCGCAGAACGGCAGTTTTGCCACTTCGATCGCGCAGCTCGTTGCCGGCGATTTCTCCCAGATGGTCTACTCGATCCGCAAAGACATCACGGTCAAGATCCTCGACCAGGGCGTCATTCAGGATCCGGACACCAAGGAGATCGTCTACAACCTCGCGCAGCAGGATATGATCGCGCTGCGTGTCGTGTTCCGTATGGGCTGGGCTCTTCCGAACCCCGCGACCCGTATGGACGGCGACCGCGTGACCGTTCCGTTCGCGTATCTGGAACCGGCTTCCGCAATGACCGACTACTCCCTGACCTTCACCGTCACCGATTCCAACAGCGCGGCGGTCGCCGATGCCATCGTTGAGATCGACGGTGCCCGCGTCAAGACCAACAGCAGCGGCGTCGCGGTGTTCCACCTGCGTAACGGCAGCTACAAGTACAAGGTCAAGAAGGGCAGCGTCAGCGTCACCGGCACGAAGGCGATCTCCAGCTCCAACGCGACGCAGGCTGTGACGCTGGCGTAAGGAGGTAGACGATATGTCTATTAAGCAGGAACTGATCGCTCTTGCCGAACAGATCAGCGGCGAAAGCAATCTCTCCGCTGCGGATATCGCGTCTGCGATCAGGCTGGTCGCGGGCAAGATGCCGGAGGAGGCGTCCGCAACGAAGGCGGGCCTTGTCAAGCAGGGCGTCGCCGTCGCTGATGCAGCCGGTTCCGCACCGACCGCCGCCGAGTTTAACGCGCTGCTGGCTTCGCTTCGCGGCGGCGGATCGATCGCTACGGCGTCGACCTAAAAGGAGGTGACCGCCTTGCCGGACTATCAGTTCTATAAGGACGTCTACCACGGATTGCTTCCGAGCGACGAGTTTGAACGATTGCTCGTCAAGGCGGAGGCCTATCTTGCCGGCGCTACGCTCAACAAGAGCAGCCGGGCTGATCTCATCGCGCCGATCAGAAATGCCGTCAACCTCACGCTTTGCTCTCTTGTGGATGAAATGCGCAAGGCAGAGTGCGGAGGCGACGTCGTATCCGAGACGAACGACGGGATCAGCCGAACATACGCTGCGAAACGGCAGCAGACGGATGCGGAGAAGTACGCGGCGATCGTGCAGGAGCATCTTGCGTGGACCGGCCTTTTGTATCGGGGGTGCTGCTGATGCTCCTTGCGAATGATACGATCACCATCGTCCACCACACCGAAACTGCCGCGGAAGACGTCTACACCTGCACTGTATGCGTCGGCGTGAGCTGGTTCGGCAAGCGTGGAATGACCGCGTCCGCAAGCGGCGGACTGTCACCGAGCATCGAATACACCGTCCGTATCCCGGAAGAAGTCGTGCCGGAAACACTGCCGAAGCCCGGCGATATCATCGTCCACGGCGTTCTTGCGAGCTATTCCGGAAAGAGCAGCCTCAAGGGCAGGGAATACTTCACCGCGTTCCAGGTCGGCGATAATCGGAGAGCGAAGCTGCTCCCGCATCTGGTGGTGAGAAGCGCATGAAACTGAAAGTGCTTGCACAATTCGACGGAAAGGTGATTCTCGAAAAGCGCGGCGTCGGCGACGGCAGTTTGCGAAGGTATCTCGCTTCCAGAGTGAAACTGCGCAGCGATCCATATGTCCCGATGCAGCAAGACAATCTGAAGAACGCTGTGCATATCGCCGCAGATGGCTCGACGCTTACCTACGTTATGCCGTACGCGCACTATCAGTATCACGGCATGGTAATGGCAGGCAGAGCGCCGAAGCACTACACCGGATCGGCGTTGACCTATCACGGTGCCCCGATGAGAGGACCGCAATGGGAGAAGCGTATGCTCGCAGATCACAAGCACGATCTTGAAAAAGACTGTGCTGCCTATATGAAAAGCAAGAAGGGCGGGGTGTAATTGTCTGCCATCATCAAATCCTTGCAGCAATACTTCCTCACGTTCCCGGAATTCGCCGGGAAGAGGCTGAACATTGACTGCCTCACGGATGATACGGATTCGTACTCTATTGACAGCGTTCCGACAGAGACGGTTATGAAGCGCTATATTGACGGGACCGCCGTCAAACGGCACCTGTTTGTCATTTCCTCGCGGTGCTTCTACGGCTCTGACCTGCAGCAGCAGGAAGACAATATCGCCTTCTTCGAGGCGCTTACCGACTGGCTGGAAGCGCAGGAGAACACCGGCGTTCTGCCCGATCTCGGCGAAAAGAAGAAGGCAAGAAAAATCACCGTACTGTCCTCTGCCTATCCGCTGATCGTGGATGACGGAGGGCAGACGGCACGGTATCAAATCCAGTTAGAACTAATCTATTTACAGGAGGTTTAGCACTCTATGACACTTGACGCTTATATGGCACAGCTTGCCGAGGTCGCAGCGACCGGCGAGCGTATCGGCCGGCACATGGTCCTCGCTGTTGATACGTCCGCAAACGGCAACACGGCCAGCGAAGGCAGCTACACGGTCGTCGCCTACCACATCGACAACCTCGGCGCGGCGCTCAATGCGAGCACGACGGACAAGTCCTACATCGGCGAGGGCGAATCCACGCTGAAGACCGGCACGAAGCGCTCCTTCGCAATCACGGGCAACCGTCTTGTCGGTGAGGATTTCCAGGATTTCTGCCTCAGCAACGATATCAAGTACGGCGTCGGCACCGACGTCCAGCGCGGCTATGTGTACTTTGACGCCGGTACCAAGACCGGCGAGAAGGGCACTGCGACGATCACCGTCTCGAAGGACGGCAACGCGAACGCTTCCGATCCCGGCGAGGTCGAGATCAACCTCAACGTCAACGGCACGCCCGAGGACTACACCTATACCGCTCCGTCGTCCGGAGGTGGCACCTGATGAAACCGTTTGCTTTTTCCAACCGGTTCTGCAAGGTTCAGTTTTTCGAGGAGGATCCTGTCGTAGTCACCTTGCAGATCGGTGACGATCTCGACAAGAAGATCCTGGAATCCGGTCGGATCATCGAAAAAGCCGACCGGAAGAACGACTTCGAAGCGAGGAAAGAAAGCTACCGCGAGGCGCTGGATATGCTCATCGGCAGCGAAAAAGCAGATGAGATCCTCCAGCGTGCGGAAACGACCGATTCTCTGTCCTGCCTCGAACTGTGGCAGTACGTCGTGCTTGCGGTCCGCGAGCACAAAACAAAAAACCTGACTGCCTCTGCCCGCTGACAGAGGCGTCCTACTGGAACTGTCCGGACACCCTGATCATTGAAGAAGTCCCATACCGAATCCGCACGGATTTTCGGTATGGGATCAACTTTTCTATGAAACTGATGTCCGGGCAGCTTACTGTTTCCGATATCCTCAACTGGTTTGAGGACGATCCGCCTCTTAACGAATCAGCGGCACAAGAGGCAGTGTTCCGATTCTATCGCTGCGGCACGGAAACGCAGAATGTCAATAAGGACAACATTCCGCCTCCCGCCTACGCTTTCGGCGAGGACGCCGCGGTGATCATCTCCGCGTTCCAGAAGGAATACGGCATTGATCTGACGACGGCGCGGCTGCACTGGTGGCGCTTCTCCGCTTTGCTGGAAGGACTGATCTCGTGTAGCTTCTCTGAGCGCGTTTCCTATCGGCAGTGCGATCCTTCGGAGATCAAGGCGAAGGATATGCGAAATCGGTACGCAAAACTAAAACGACGGTTCGCGTTGGAGGCAGACGGCACGCGCCGCAAAGAGCCGACAACGCTGGAAGAATACAACGAGCTTCTTGCTTTGAAGGCAAGAGGCAAAGCATAGCGAGGTGAACGACTTGGCAGCGGACGGCTCTGTAATTATCTCCATCGACGCCGACGGCAAACTGGCGATCAAAGAGCTGGACAACGCCGGCGAGAAGATTGACAGTCTAGGCGAAAAATCAGAAAAAGCGAATAAGGGCATGACGGAGCTTGCTGCCGGAGCGACCGCTGTTTCGGTCGCGCTGATCGCGGTCGGGAAGGAAGTCGTAGAAGCATCTACAAAGTTCGAAGCAGCGTATGCACGGACACAGACGATCATGGACGAAGCGGAAGTGTCTGTCAGAGATATGCGCAGAGATGTTCTGCAGCTGTCGCAGGATTCCGCAATGGCGGCGACCGATGTTTCCGACGCCGTCTACAATGCGATCTCCGGCAGCGTCTCTACCAAAGACGCAGTCGACTTCGTCGACCAGGCGAACAAACTGTCCGTCGCTGGTTTCACATCGCTTGCGAGTGCGACGGATATCATGACGACCACGCTCAACGCCTACGGACTTTCTGCCGATAAGGTCGGCGGAATCAGCAACGTCCTGATCTCCACGCAGAACCTCGGCAAAACGACGGTGAACGAGCTGTCGGAATCCATGGGCCGCGCGATCTCCACAGCATCTGCGTACGGCGTCGATCTGCAGAACCTGTCCACCGCATACGTCGAACTGACCAGAGGCGGCGTTCAGACCAGAATGGCGACGACCTATCTCTCTGGTATGTTCAACGAACTGGGTGACGCGGGCAGCAAGGTCGGCAAGCTCCTCGCAGAGCAGACCGGCAGTTCGTTCGGCCAGTTGATGGCGCAGGGGTGGTCTCTTGGCGACGTGCTGCAGGTGTTGAGCAACACGGTCAACGGCAACGCGGAAGCGATGATGGGCTTGTGGGGATCCCAGGAGGCCGGTAAGGCGGCAAATGCTATTATGACGCAGTCTGTGGAGGACTTTAATGCCGTCCTCTCGCAGATGAATCAGGAAATGGCAGGCACGACCGGTACGACCGAGAAGGCGTACGAAACGATGACACATACCTCGGAATTCATCGACCAGAGGTTAAGCAATTCCGTTACGAACCTCGGCATTGCGTTCGGCGACGGCCTGAATCCGCCGCTCAATGCCATTAAGTCTATGCTCGCGGACGTCATTGAAGGGTTTACCGGCTTCCTGAATGACCATCCAGCCGTGAGAGCTGCAATCAGCGGGCTTGCTGTCGGCATCACGGTGGCTACGCTTGCGCTTGGTGTCTATACAATTGGCGCTAAGGCAGCAGAGAAAGCGACACTGGCATTGACGGCAGCGATGGACACCAATCCGATTTTTCTTGTTATTACCGCAATCGCTGCATTGGGTATCGGTCTCTATACGTTGATTTCGAGTTTGAGCAATGCGACGGATGAATTCGACGAGATGACGGAAGCGTCCAAACGGCTTGAAACGACTGTGGCTGAAACGGAAAGGACATTTAATGAAACCCGCGATGAAATAGAGGGAACGGCAGCTGTTGCCGGACAGTATATTGAACGCCTGAAAGAGCTCGAATCGCAGCAGAGCATGACAGAGGCGGAAGCGGAAGAATACCGTGCTACCGTGGAGAAACTTCGGGCGATTATGCCGGACATCAATGCGGAAATCAGTGAACAGACCGGACTGCTCGTTGACGGTGCAGATGCGCTTCAAGAGCAAGTTGATGGTTGGTACGAGCTTGCTGTTGCACAGGCGCTGCAAAACAAATATGCGGAACAAATCCAAGCGCAGGCCGAAGCGGAGGCGGAACTCGCCGGAAACCTGGCGAAGAAAGAACGTCTTACATCGGAGTTGGCTGTTGCGCAAGATCAGCAGAGACAGGCAGCCGAAAAGGCCGAGAAGGCAGAACTGGAATACCAAGCAAAGATGGCTGCCTTTGATGCCGAAACTGAAAACAGGATTGCTGGCATCCAGACAATGACCGATGCAGAGTATGAGGCATTACGAACCGCATACTTGAAAGCGCAGGCTGACAGTGATCGTTACCGTCAGCAGGCGAGCGACTATGAATTATCTGCCGACGAACTGCAAGACCAACTCAATACGACCAATGACGCGATTGAAGAGAACAATCGTGTAATTGAGGAAAATGCCGAACAAGTCGATGCGGCGAGAAAAGCATATAGCTACTACAATAACGAAATCGCATCCGCAAACACAAGCAGCACAGATAGTGCAGTCAACGAATTGAAATCCAATCTGGAAGAAATAACGGAATTGTATATTGCCGCATACGATGCTGCGAAGGAGAGCATGCAGGGGCAATATAAGCTTTGGGACGATGTTGCAGCAGTCAGCGCAAAAAGTGTTTCTGATATGACGATGAGCCTGCAAAGGCAGACGGCGTATTGGACAAACTATCAGACCAATATCGAAACCTTGCTTGCGTATTCCGGACAAATCGACGGATTGTCCGAGGTGGTCGCGTCCTTCGGCGACGGAAGCGCAGATAGTGTCAATGCGATTGCCGGAATGGCGGCGTCGCTCGCAGAAGGCGATACGGCTGCACTGGAAGGAATGGTGTTGCAGTACCGCGCAAAAGAGGATGCAATCCACGGCGCATCGACAGCTCTCGGCGATCTTGAAACCGGCTATTCCGATACCGTCGACGCCATTACGGAAGAATTCAAAGGCGTGCTGGAAGGACTGGATATTTCATCTGAGGCACAGACAGTCGCGACCGAAGCTGTGTCTGCTTATGCACAGGCGATCCTTGATAACACGGACAACGCGGTTTCAGCCGCATCCACGTTGGCGTCAGCGGTTTCTGCTGCGCTGGATACGAAAATCACGGTCTCTGTGCGCAGTGATAGTGGTATCATCGCTGCGAACGCCACCGGCACGATCAATGCCAAGCGCGGCGTGACGCTTGTCGGCGAACACGGTCCCGAGCTTGTGTTTATGAACGGCGGCGAGCAGGTCATTCCGGCGAACGAAACCCGCCGTATGCTGGCTGAGGCATACCCCATCGCACCGGAGATGAAGACGATGTCCGGCGGCGTCCCTGCGGCAGTCGGCAGGACGGGTGGTGTACAGATCAGTGCAATTATCGCCGTTCCGCTCAATATTGACGGAAGGGAATTCGCACGCGCAACCGCAGAATACGTCGGCGAAGAAATGGAATTTGAGGTGATGTGATGATTCTTCCTGTTACTGTTGCCGGAAAGGACCTGCTGGAATTCGACGCGAAAATGCAGAGCTATCCGGAGATTTCCTCCTGCAAGGTCGACGCAAATATCTTTCAGGGGGCGAACAGATCCTCCATCCAGCTTTTGAGCAATCGCCGCGGTCAGCGGACTCTGAAGTGCAAGATTGACTTCTTCGGCGACAATTACAACCGCACGCTGCACCAGTCGGAGTTCGAGGCGCTGTTCCTCGGCTCCGAGCCGGTCGTGATCGACATCTGCGACGGCTACTGGTACCGTGCAGTCCTGACCGATATCGACGATCCGTCGACCGATCACGAGCTGATCACGACGGTCGAATACACCTTTGCGGTCACGCGGCACATCGGCGATGAAGTCACAATCGAAATCGCAGGCGCGAACGACTTTGTTTTCAACTGTAATTCCAACGTCGCAAAGACGGACTGCATCGTGCGGATTGCAGATCAGTATGCCGATCCTGAAAATGTTACCGTGGCGTTGAACGGATATGAGTTTTCGGTTAACGGCCTTGACAGCGACCTTGTTCTGAACGGCGTAGATAAAACCTTCCTGATCGGCGGCGCGAATGCCGCCGGCAGGGTCATCTGGACGGATTTTCCGTTTTTGGTACCCGGAGAAAACCATGTGAGTGTATATGTCGGCGGCGTGATTCCGTATGGAATCAATGCATCGGTCAGTTACACGCCGACGTATCTATGAGGTCATCGTATGCTGCAAATCGAAAACGGCATCCAGATCGCAACGGATGACTATTACGTCCAGCACAAGGAATACGGCGAGGACGAGCTGCACTTCGAGGTGCAGATTTCCGATCCGGTTTACCTAGCTATCAACGAGGAAGCGCGGATCTATGAATCCACCGAGCATCAGACCTACGTTGTGAAAACGGTATCCGGCGGAAAGAAAACGGCAAAAATCGGCGGGCAGCTCGATCTTACCGATTGGAAAGCGGACCTTGAACTGAACTACAACCGCACCGGCACCGCTGTGCAATTTTTGAACGGTTTCAAGCCGTCCGGGTGGACTGTGGTCGATCCCACGCCAAAAACCGCTACAAAAACGATTGAGCTCGACGCGCCGACGCCGCTCGACCTTGCCCTTCGTGTGCAGGAAGATTTCGGGTGTCGGCTGCGCTACGATACCGCAGGAAAGACGGTGACGATCATCTATCCGGATGAGGTGGAGCCGTCAAACTCCTACGCGGTCGATACGGTCAATCTCACGGGAGCGCCGGAGTACAAGGGCAAATCATCTGATCTGTATACCAGAATCTACCCGAAAGGGAAAAACGGCATCACGATTGAAAGCGTGAATGACGGCGTCGCGTACCTGCAGAATCTGACCTATACGGATAAGATCATCAGCAGGATGGTCGAATTCAATGAAATCACGGACCGCACTGAACTGAAAGCGGAGGCGCAGAAGCTGTTGGATACCGCAAGTCAGCCGGAACGGAGCTGGAAACTGCGGATCGTTGATCTGTACCGGATCAATCCGCAAAAATGGCCGGATATGTCGCTCGACATCTTCACCAAACTCCGGCTGTCCGATACCTTCAAGGGCTTTACGGCGGTCGTGCAGGTGATTGAGGATAAGATATACCCGCACTACCAGGAGCGCAACGAAGTGACGATCTCGACCGTCACGAAGTCTGTGCAGAGAACGCTGTACGGGCTGCTTGATACGATCTATAACCCGAACAGCAGATTCAATATGCGCTTGAAATCACGCTAAGGAGGAGAACACATGACGACAAAGATTCCCCACATCATTCACGTCGATCTGCAGAGCCACGCAAAGCGGCAGATCGTTTATATGAAGCAGGGCGACGAGATGAGCAGAGAATTGCTCATCTTTTTCTATAACGGCGGATCTGCGTGGGCGGTACCAAGCGAAATCACTTCCGTGTCGCTGTCTTACTGCAAGGCGGACAAGGTTCACGGCTGCTACGACCATATCGCTGATGAGGAGGCCTATGTTTTCAACTCTGAGCGTACCTCCGTGACGATGGCGATTCATCCGCAGGTGCTTACTGCAGCGGGCAACGTCATCTGTGAACTGAAACTATGCAACGCTGCCGGACACGCGCTGAACACCTTTAACTTCGTAATCAACTGCGAGCAGTCGCCGCACGCGATGGGGCAACAGTCTGAAGGATATTGGAATAACGTCTTCGACGGCGCAACGTTTACGCCGCACGTTTCTTCCGATGGGATTCTGTCCTGGACGAACGACAAGGGCCTGCCGAATCCGGATCCGGTCGACATCGCCCTGTATGGTTTCATCGTGCCGGAGGATGGCGTCCCGGTTCAGACGATTGAGGTTGTCACCTCGGAAAATGCTGTAGAAAACATTGAAGCGAACAATAAGGTGTTAGCACCCGCAGCGGCGCAGGCGCTGATTGACCGCCTGCTTCCGGCACCGATCTCTGTAACATTGCTGCCCGCGCATTCGCAGTATTATTCGCCGAGCATACGCGAGTTCTCGACGACAAAACAGTATGCTAAGAATGAGTTCTGCTACCGCAAACCGGATAATGACACGTACACGCACTTCTATTACTGCAAAAACAACGCAGGCCACCTTGGCGACTGGGCGGACGCAGATTTTCAAGATTACGGCAGAATCCTTGATCCAACGCTCGACGCGTCGTTGGCGGCGGTCAACTGGAATGACTATATCCCGGCGGCGGAACGCGGAACAGTCATTTTGCAGGGGAAACAGAAACTCTATCGTCAAGCGTATGCGTTCGATTCGACAAATCGCATTATGTATTTTCTCTATACGGAACAAAATGCAGCAGCGTGGTTGTATTTCACATTCGACGTCAACGGGGCGATAACAGGATGCACCTACAACGCATACAGTTTCGCAAGCGCGTCGTAACGGAGGCGCTTATGAAACTGTTAATCAGAAACGGAAGAGTACTGACGTCAGGCGGAATGGTCCTCGCAGTCAAACCGCCGTATGCCGATCTGTGGGGCTACGCGCAGGCGAAAGCGGAGAATAAGGCGGACGTCTATGAGTACATCTATCAGTGCATGGCAGACGGGTTCACCGTGCAGACGCGGACAGTCGAAGGGTACGCAGACCCGATCACGGTTGACGGCGGTGCTGTAGCTGATCTCGAAGGGTTCAGGCGGCTCGTAATTCCCCTCTATCAATTCAATATCACGTCGAACGCTGTTGTTTATGACTGGATTTCCCGCGTGGTTCGTGACAATTTCGAGTTGTGCTATGCTTCCGTGAGTTCTACGTTCAGAGCTACCTTCACAAAAGTAGGCGGCAGCGGGAGCAGGATCATCTCCGTTGCCATCATCGTTCCGAACGACACGCTGCGGGCGCACGCAAGAGACAAGATGGTTGCCGCGGTTGAACCTTTGAAGGCAAAAGTCAGAGAAGTCCTCAACCTGATGCCGCGAGACGATATGACGGAAATCCAGAAACGAAACCTTGTCAAGGTCGTTCATGACTGGCTTTTGGAACGCACGTACTACCTTCCGCATCTTCCTGGTGAGCTGGACGATTTTACCGTTCCGAACTACTGGTCACAAACTGCATATTCCGCTCTGACGGATGAGGTCATCGTTAAGCCCGTGTGCGTGGGTTATGCGTCTGCGACGGCATATCTGCTCAACAAGTACCTCATCAACTGCGTGTACGTTGAAGGCTACGCAGAAGGCACATACCACGCTTGGAATATGGTGTCGTTCGCGTGTCCGATGGGGACGTTCGACGCGGACAACGCGAAGTGGATGCACCATGACGTCAACATGGACGACGATTGGTATGATATGCCGTTCGATACGACGAAGGATTATAAGTACGGCGACAAGGCCGTATACAACGAAACGACAGGGCGGCCGTACCCAGGCGATAGATGGTTCTGCACCGTGCCGGTATCTGCCGGTCAATGGACGGGCGCGAACAACTGGGTACGCGAGAACACGGTGCTTCAGAACACACACTATCCGTGGGAGTTCTGTCTGTCGAACAGCGGCGTCTACAATTACGTTCAGGACGACAGAGGCTTCCCGTGCAGCGCCCCGGCGAAGAAATGGACGTATACCGGCGACACGCTGTACGGCATTGCAGAAGCGGACTGGACGGAGCCGCAGGGAGGTGGTGCGGTATGAGCTGGTATGAATGGCTGCTTGCAATCGCCGGCGGCGTGACCGCAATCTCTGCGATTGTTGCCTTTATAATGAAGGGTGCGAGGATAATCAAGCGCTGGGCCACGAAAGTCGAAAAGGCGTTCCGAGACGTCGACACATTAGTCGCGCACGACCGGGAACAATATCTTTCCATTCTTCGGCTGACTATGATGAACTCGGAGATGCCGATCTCGGAGCGGTTGATCGCGGGAGAAAAGTATCTCAACAGCGGTGGGAACGGTGATTGCAAGGATTACTACCTGAACGACCTGGTAAAGAAACACATAAAATAAAGAGGTGAGGTAAGGAAATGAAACGGTTTATGTTAAACCTCGCAAACCTTATCAAGGTGAAGACCGTCGTGACGTTTACGGTGATTGCCGTGTTCGCAGTGCTTGCCCTGCGCGGGGATATTGCTTCGGACAACGTGATGATCATCGTGACGTCAGTCGTGAGTTTCTACTTTGGAACGCAGTTTGAAAAACAAGGAGGAAAAAACTAATGGCACAAAAAGTCTATATCTCGCCGTCTGATCAGGTGAAAAACACCTACGCTGCCGGCAACACTACGGAAGCAATCCAGTGCCGTGCGATTGCCCAACTGCTTGTCGCCGCATTAAACCGCTGCGGTTTTGATGCGATCACGAACGTAACCGATGGTATGTATGAGCGCGTTGCGGAAAGCAATGACTGGGGTGCTGATCTCCACATCTGTATCCACACGAACGCATATAACGGGAATGTGTCCGGGACGCGAATCTTCTGCTATGAGTTGGATACGCCGGGGTACGAGGTCTGCAAATCGGTTATGGCGACGCTTGCTCCGATCACGCCGGGAGGCAGCGATGGGGTTTCCGCATATCCGCAGCTTTACGAAGAGCGTGCGACTAACGCTCCGTGCTGCTATATCGAAGTGGACTTCCACGACGTTCCGATGGTTGCGGAGTGGATCATTGCGCATAAGCCGGAGATCGCGGAGGCGATCGCACAAGGTGTCTGCAATTACTACGGCGTTAAGTATAACGAAGGCAACCCGGTATCGGAAGAAAAGCGATATTACTATCTTGGCGATATCACGGAAGAAGTATATCGCCAGACTGTGGATAAGTTGATCAAAATGGGAATCCTGCGCGGGAAGGGCGGAGAAGGCGAACGGATGATCATCGACCTCGGTGAGGACGTGATCCGGATGCTGGTCGTGCTGGACCGCGCTGGCGTTTTCGACTGATAAGATCGTAGGCGAGGCGATCGCCGAGAATATCGGGTTCGTGAAAGAAGAAACAGCCCTGCCGGACTTCACCGTCCAGGCAGGGCGTTTTTTCATGACACTTTTGTGACACTTTTTGCGTATCATATATGCAAAAAGTGTATCAAAGATAGGCAGAGCAGTCGCAAATATGAGAAATGCAAAAGTGCCGCAAACCATTGCAAATACAAGAAAAACGCCGCAATCGTTGAGATTGCAGCGCTTCGCTATTTTGGTGACCCGTACGGGACTCGAACCCATGTTACCGCCGTGAAAGGGCGGTGTCTTAACCACTTGACCAACGGGCCTGGTAGCGGCAATCTGACTCGAACAGATGACACTCCGGGTATGAACCGAATG